CTCATTGACATACGGAATGGAGGACTCCCCGGCTCGTACAAAGCCCATTTTGATTTTATGAAAAAACGCTCGAATTCCCACGGGATACCTCCTTCGGTATTTAATACGTTTATTATATCACTTTTTTTATGATTTTTTCAATCTTCTGAAAGAAAAAAGAGCCTACCATCATAGCCGACTCTTAATTTGCAAGCGTTCATTACATCATCACCGTCTCCTCGCTGCCGTTGGTAAAGGTGAACACAAGCCGTCCGTCATTGTGAACGGTGATGCGCTCTACAATGGCGCGGAAACGGCTATCCTTCCATTCGGTGTCAAGAAGGTCAAGCTCACCAAGCTCGAAGAGGAACCCGCCGAGCTCATCCGCCTTGAATTGCTTGTCCTCTCTTTGGCGTGTGAGAGTCGTATAACGCTTCTGCAAGGCTGTGTAGCGTTCGGTAAGACTCTCATAGTTTTTGGTGTATTCGTCCTGGTCAAGAGCCGTTATCGCATTGGTGGCGATGCTTTTCTCGATCAATCCTGCCACTACCTCCATCTCGGCGATCACCGATTGAAGCTCGGCATCAATTTCGGTGTGATCGGAGAGGGCTTGTTTTACAAGTCTGCCGTCCTCAATCAAGGCTTCGCGGTTTTCAATGAGAAAGCTCAATGCCTGCCTCGTATATTCCTTGAGCGCATCCTCGGTCAGGTGTGGCGTAGTGCATTTCTCCTCGCCCTTGAACTTATGGTTGCATTGCCATATCACACGGCGGTATTGGCTGTTGGAGTGCCACACCTTGGGACCGAACTGCTCTCCGCAATCACCGCAGAATACTCTACCGGAAAAGGGACTCTGTGAGGTAGTGCGCCGTGAGGATTCCTTCCGTCTGCGAAGCTCTCCCTGCACCATATCCCACGCTTTTGCATCAATGATGGCGGGGTGGCTGTTTTCCACGTAGTACTGTGGAACCTCGCCTTCATTGACCTTCATCTTCTTGGTGAGGTAGTCGGTGGTGAAGGTCTTCTGAAGTCTGGCATCGCCCTTGTACTTTTCGTTTGTAAGAATGCTTTCCACGGTGCTGACCTGCCAGGTCTTCTTACCGCTCGGGGATGGAAAGTTATTATCCATCAAGTACCTCGCAATATAGCTTTGCGACTTGCCCTCCATAAACATTCGGTATATGAGCCTTACGATTTCCGCTTCCTCAGGAACGATCTCGGGCAGACCGTTTGCCCCCTTGCGGTAGCCGAGGAATTGCTTGTAAGGCAAGCTGACCTTGCCGTCCGCAAACTGCTTGCGCTTGCCCCAAGTGATGTTCTCGGAGATGGAACGGCTTTCCTCTTGCGCTAATGAGGACATAATCGTCAAGAGCAATTCGCCCTTGGAATCGAACGTCCATATGTTTTCCTTTTCAAAGAAAACCTCCACGCCCTTTTCCTTGAGCTTCCGTATAGTGGTAAGGCTGTCAACGGTGTTTCTTGCAAAACGGCTGACCGACTTGGTAATAATAAGGTCTATCTTGCCCGAAACGGCATCTGCGACCATTTGATTGAAGCCCTCTCGCTTCTTGGTGTTTGTGCCTGAAATGCCCTCGTCTGTATAAACCTTTACGAACTCCCATTCGGGGTTGTTCTTGATAAACTGTGTGTAATAATCGACCTGTGCCTCATAGGAGGTGAATTGCTCATCGCTGTCGGTGGACACACGAGCATAGCCCGCCACCCTTCGGCGAGTCCGTGCTTCGGTGGATTTTCGTGTGCGTTGGCTTATGGTTGCGGGGATAACGGTTACGTTCTTGGCTGCCATGGTGTCCTCCTTTACTTATTTGTCGTCCGTGCGAGAGTCTTCTGTCGGGCGGCTTCTCTCATTTCTTCCGTCCAGCTCTCGGCACGGGAGCGGTCTTTCCATCGTTTAACGGCTTGTGTGCCGTCCTTGAAGCAGAATACCAAGGTGTTGCCGTTCTCGGCTCTGATAGCCGTTAAATCACCGAGAGGGATATCTGCGGTCAGGTCACAAAGAATACTTTCGGGTATCGCCTTTGAGGCACAACCTTTTTTGCCGTAGGTGTTGTAAGTTGTGCAGACCCAAATGACACCCGATACCGTTGTCTTGCGCCTGTAATGCTTTCCGCAGGTACCGCATTCGATGAGTCCCGTAAAGGGATAGGAGGTAGCCTTCTTTGTCGGCGCGTAGTATTCGGCACGGCGGTTCATCTCCTCTTGTACTGCTTCCCAAGTGGCAAGGTCAATGATAGCTTCGTGCGCTCCCTCGGCGTGGTACTGCGGTTGCTCTCCGCAGTTTATCATCTTGCGCTTGGTGAGGTGGTTTTCGCTGTAGGTCTTTTGCAACAGGAGATTACCCGTATAATTGTAGTTCTTCAGAATCTTGAGAACACCGCCGATGCGCCACGGCTTTCCGGTTCTTGTGCGAATGCCGTCATCGTTCAGACCTTTCATAATGGCGGTCGCTCCCAAGCCGTCAAGGTACTCGCGGTAGATGCGCCGAACCACCTCGGCTTCCTCGGGGACGACCACATACTGTCCGTTCTCACAGCGGTAACCGAGAACGAATCCGCTCCAAGGTTTGCCGTCCTCAAAGTTCTTCTTAATGCGCCACTTCATATTCTCGCTGACCGAAAGGCTTTCCTCTTGGGCGTAGGATGCGAGGATGGTAAGCATCAGCTCTCCGTCGGCACTCGTTGTATGGATGTTCTGTTCCTCGAAGTATACGTCAACGCCCAGCTCCTTGAGCTCACGAACCGTGGTGAGAAGCGTGACCGTGTTTCTTGCAAAACGGCTGATGGACTTGGTGATGACCATATCCACGTTGCCTTTACGGCATTCGGTGAGGAGCTTCTGAAAGCCGTCGCGCTTGTCCTTGGTTCCGGTGATTGCCTCGTCGGCATAAACGCCTGCATACTCCCAGCCGTTGCTTTGGATGTAGTCGCTGTAATAGCTGACCTGTGCCGATAGCGAGTGGAGCATCGCATCCTTTCCGCTAGAGACCCTGGCGTAGGCTGCCACTCGCTTTTTCTTGGGTGCGCTTTCGGCAAAACGCACTTGCTCAATTTTTCTTGTCATAGAGTCCTCCTTGTATCATTTATAAGGTACTATATATATCACTCTAAACGCCCTGAAAGTCAAGCGATTTCTGCGAAAATACTATCCGAAGATATGCCGTACTTTTTGTTCAATACGTCAATGGCTTTCTTGTAATCGGAGGCGGTCAAAACGCCTTTTTTCACAAGCCTTTCAACGAGAGAAACCGATGTATGATAGAGGATGCGCTGTGTGGGGTCATACGGATCTCGCTCGACGGGCGATAAGGTAACACGCGCGACAGCAGTATTTGCGACGGTTGTTTCCATAGCTTATGAACTCCTTTCCGCATTCCTCACAAACGAGGGTGTAATATGCTTTTTTGTTGATTGCTTCGGGGTGGGAGTTCCACCAAGCCATACGGCATTTGTCCGAGCAGAACTTCTTTTCACGTCTCCCCGTGGGTTGCGCCACAAATACACCGCAAGTCATACAACGACGAGTGCCGGGGAGGTCGGGATGACGGCGGATATGAGAGCGCACGGTGTTGGGAGAGAGATGAAGGATAAGGGCGATGTCCGCGGCGGACTTGCCTTCCATACGGAGGTTATCGATTGCAATTTTGTCTTGCGGTTTCATAAAAACTCCTTTCTGTGTGGTGGGAGAGCAACCGAAATGGCTACTCTCCCGATTGTGTCTTATGCTTTGATTTCAAGCGACTTGACGGCTTCGGGCAGAACGAGCTTCGCGTCAATACGCTCGGAGGTGATGTACGCTACCTGTCCGGTATCTGCATAACGCTCCACAAGACGCTTTACGCTGCGTTTGCCACGCTCGCCGATCCAGAAGTAGGAGAAGTCACCGAAAAGGACAGGCTTTGTTCCCGGAAGAACACGATCAAGATAATTGGTCGTATATACGGGATAGCCAAAAAGCGTCTTGGTTGTTCCGTCCTTCAGCGAAACATCCCAAGGGGAATTCCCGTGGTAATGAATAATAGACAACAATTTCGTAATGGCATCCTCCGACATCACAAGAACAGCATTTTTGCGGTACGGAGACTTGACGGAGTGGATAAGGTTCAGAATGTCGTCATAAGTGATATCCCCCGCCTTCTCGCTGACCCATCCAACGCTTGTCTGGTGAAGAAGTCCGGTAGGTTTGCCGTTGCCGTCTCCGATAAACAGAGCCAATTCCTCGGCTGCCGAAACGCTCTCAACAAAGAGCTGACGGATGTAATCCTCAACGTCAAAGTTAGCGTCCTCAAGCATTTCATCGGAAACAACAACCTTGTGTGCCAGCTTATATGCGTCGAGTACGATTTCACCGTAGACCGCCTCGCTGAACTGCACAGGCTCATTTTCGGGAATCCAAGCAGCCTCTCCATCGGAAATGATGGTGGGAATTCTCATCTTGGTGTTGGTTTTCATTACGGTACTGAGCTTGCGGATAAGGCTTTTTTCAGTAAGCCCCTTGACAAGCTTCTGCTCAAAGGTGTCCGGTACGATAAAGTTGCCCGAGCCGGCACTTCCTCTTCTGAGTGCTTTCTGGGGCATTCCGGTGTGAAGCATATCCTTAAAGGCAACCGCATATTCCGCTTCAATTTTGCGCTCTTCTTCGGTAGGATCGTGCTTGATGCCGAGCATTTCTTCCTTCAAAGCATCAAGTCTTGCGAGATAATCGTTGTAGGTTTTGGTGTTGTTCATAATAGTTACTCCTTTGTTTGTATTAAATTTTGTGACCCGCTCTTGCACGGAGCAAACGCTCCATAACATCATCCTGCGGAGTGGGACCACTAAACTCCACAGAACAATTTTCCTTCACAACCTGGTAGATCTGATACCAAGCGGTGTTGGCTTGCTTCATATATTCACGGCTCATCGTGACATAGGGAGAAGAGGTAACCGTACACGGTCAACACGGATCGAGTCCCCGGAGTAGCCTTTGAGCATAACGTCGATGTTGACGTTTTTGGTGTAAATGCCCGAGAGCATATCGAAGATACCACCCTCGGCGGATATA